GGCTCAAGGCAACTACGATGCGATGGCTGAGTGGGCGAACGAGAATTTACCACAAGAAGAAATCGATGCTTTTGATGAGGTCGTCACCGGGGGTTCAATTTCGCAAGCTAAGTTAGCAGTTCAAGGACTGTACGCACGTTATCAAAACGAAGTGGGTGCAAAGCCTAAACTTACACAAGGTGCAGTATCTGGTGTATCAACCATGCCATTTAAAAGTATGCAAGAATTAGCTCGTGCTCAATCTGATCCACGATATAAAAGTGGGGATAAAGCGTACCACGAAGAGATTGACAGAAGACTAGCAGTGAGTAATATTTAGGTTGTTTATTCGTTCATAAGGTATAGTGCCCCTAGTGTTGGTTTATTGGTTTGCTGACACTAGGGGTTTCTTATTATGATTAAGAACATGGCAACAGAACTAGGAGATAACGTACAGGTAAAAGCCAACCTTGCGTTCATGGCTAAAGTGATAGCTATAGTCGGAACTTGTGTGTGGGGATACTCTGTAGTGTGGAATAAGCTGATGGTATTGGATAGTAGCTTAGATCGTGTACAGCATGAGGGCACGTTATTGGGAGACTTGTCAGCACGGATGATGCACATAGAAAAGTTTGCAGAACAATCTAAGGCAGACCTTAATCACCTACTAGAAATGCAAGATGCACCGATAACATCAGACCATCAACAGTTTGAACGGCTAAGATATTTAGAAAAAGAATTAGATATTCTACGAGCTAAAGTAGATCAAATGAGAGTAGGAGCGTGGTGAAAAGATGGGTGAATTACTTATGTTATTTATTACGGGCGGTGGTAGCACTGCTATGGGTGCGATTCTTAAAGGCGTGTTTGGTTATATCTTCGAAGCCCGTCAGAACAAGCATGATCTTGAAATGGCGAGAGAAGCTCGTGCGAGTGATAATTTCCTTAGACTACAAGCTGAAATCGCTAAAGGAGGTACTGGTGAGTTTGTTTCTTTTACTCGTCGTATTCTTGCTGTTATCGGGGTGTCTACGCTCTGTGCGTGTATCATCCTCTGCACCATCTTCCCCTCCGCAGAAATCGTCACACTTACCAACGCAGACGGAGAAGGAGTCAACGAGTTCTTCTTTGGACTCATCAGCTTTCAAGCTAACCAAGAACCAATATCGATCTCTTCTGGACACATCAGCCTTATGGGATGCACGGTAATACTGCCTTGTATCCTTGGTTTCTACTTTGGTCCAAGTGGTCGAAGAGGTTGACAGTCAAGCCTTTTTCCCTTTTACTTATACTTAAATTTAATCGACAACTAGCAACAACTAGTCCCTCGACCCGCTGCGGCGGACAATCCTGTGAAGACGAACGGAGTGAAAGTCACTGGTAATCAAACACATATTCACAATTAATTAACATAGGAGATCATATATTATGGCTAACGGAAATACATCCCCCAGTCGTGTAGGTCTTATTGAAGGCGGATCCGATAACGATGCGTTGTTTCTCAAGAAGTTCAGCGGAGAAATCCTGCAAACCTTCGAAGAGTCTAACGTCTTCAAGCCACTACACACCATCAGAACAATCGAAAGCGGAAAGTCTGCTCAGTTCCCAGTAACTGGTATCGCTTCTGCTTCTTACCACACTCCCGGTGAAAACATCGCAGACGGAGGTAACAGCTACCTCAGCGACATCAAGAAAACTGAGAAGATCATCACCATCGATAAGATGCTTGTTGCTTCCACTTTCTTGGCTAACATCGACGATGTAAAGAATCACTACGACATTCGTTCAGTATACGCTAACGAGTTGGGTAAAGCACTTGCTGTTCGTTTCGACACTGCTCTTGCTAAAGTGTTCATCGCTGCTGCTCGTACCGGAGCTAACTTGACTCAAGTTGGTAAAGGCGGAAGCATCCTCGACATCAGTGCTAACACCTTCGTAAACTTCGGAGACGCTAATTCTGACACAGGTAATCCTACAGGTGCTGAGTTGGTAGCTGCTTTGTTTAGTGCTGCTCAACGCATGGACGAACACGATGTTCCTAGTGACGGTCGTTTCTGTGTATTGCGTCCTGCTGAGTACTACAAGCTTATCACTGGTGCTGACGATTCCAACAGCTTCTCTCTTACTTCTGCTATCAATAAAGATATCGGAGGAGCCGGAAGTCTTGCTGCTGGTAACATTCCACAGATCGCTGGTATCAGCATCTTCAAGTCCAACCACATCCCATCAACTGACCTCAGTGCTGTTTCTTCCGGAGACGGTGAGGCTAACAACGATGTGTTTGGCGGTAACGGTATTGGATACAACGGAAACTTCACCACCACTAAAGGTATTGTTTCCCACGCTGCTGCTGTTGGAACTGTTAAACTGCTTGATCTTGCTACCGAATCGGAGTATCAGATCGAGCGTCAAGGTACGTTGTTTGTCGCTAAGTATGCTATGGGTCACGGAGTTCTCCGTCCTGAGTGTGCTATCGAACTGATTGCGTAACGCTCTTCTCTCGGTGTTGGGGAGGTCTGTGATTCGTTCCGCTCCCCTCCACTGATTATTTTTTATATGTATAGCTATGGCACTGACGACTAAATTAGAAGCTGTTAACACGATGATTAGCGTCATCGGAGAATCACCCGTCAATACGATAACAGGACAAACAAGCCTACCTATAACAGCTATACAAGCAATATCTACATTGGATGAAACAAGCAGAGCTGTACAGTCGGAAGGTTGGCACTGCAATACAGAACACGAATACGAACTTACTCCTGACAGTAATACCAGTAAGATCACACTTCCGAATAACACATTGAAGTTCGACCTTGATCCATTGTTATATACAGACACAGACCCTGTACAGCGTGGATTAAAACTATACGACAGAAAGAACCATACTGAGGTGTGGACGCAGAACGTAAAAGGAACGATCACTTTTGAATTAGAGTTTGAAGATTTGCCAGAGCAGATCAGACATTATGTAACGGTAAAAGCAGCTCGTATATTTGCTAATCGATTTATTGGTAACCGTGAGATCGAAGGGTTTACCTTAAGGGAAGAAGTAGAAGCGAAAGCTCGTGCGATTGATAGCGACTCTGAGAATGCTGACCGTACTATCTTTGATAACTACAGCGTACTTAGAGTAATAGACCGATAAGCGATATGCCTCTGTTAGTAACAAGCGTACCGAACCTCGCACAAGGGGTATCACAACAACCAGACAATCTTCGTTATCCCGGTCAGTGTGATGAGCAGATTAATGCTTGGTCTACTGTTGTTGAAGGATTAGTAAAGCGTCCGAATACTAGATGGGTTAATCAGTTTAACGACAGTACTGTAAGTGATAGCGATAAGTTGTTTACACATTTCGTAAAGAGAGATGAGCAGAACAAGTATTGTGTACAGGTATCGTTGGGTGGTGGTACTCCTACAGTTGGTGTTATTAACTTATCAATAGGTACTAGTATTCCTGTTACTACTACATCCTTAGCACAAACATATTTAGGTGGATTGACTGATCCTTTAAAACAATTAAGAGCTTTAACAGTAGCTGACTACACATTTATTGTTAACAAAGAGAAGACCGTACAAGTCGATTCATCCGCTGATACTATATCTAAGGATGTAAGAAACGACGATGGAGAGTATGAAGCTTTAGTATTTGTTAAGCTTGGAGATTACGAGAAAACATACGATGTATACTTAGACGGTAAAGTAGTACCACATGATACAGGTGCTGTTAATACAAGTAATAAAACACCGCCTAGTGGTCACACTTATGAAAGCGGGAGCTCAAGCACAGGAGAACACGCAGATACTGAAATAATAGCTGAAGATTTAGAGCATCAATTAAAGGCTTATGTAGGGTCAGATGGGATCGTTAATGGAATTACTATAACAGGAAGTACAAATCTTCCTGACACAAAATCAGGAGGCTATCAATCATCAGGAGCTTTATACTATGAGTTCTTTATAGAGCAATATCAGGACCAAAACCCAAGTTCTCTGACAGGTCTTCCTGACTTATCTAACAAGATAGGATACGGGGCAAAAGGTACTCTTGTTATAAGTGGAGGAGGAGTACAGTCTTATTCCCTAACACACCAAGGGACGGGTTACGACAATACTCAAACAACTCCCGGTACTTTCGATAATCCTTTTGTATTTACTATAAGACAGCATAGCTTTTCGATAGCTAATTATAGTAGTTGGGGTAAGGATAGGGGTAAACCACCAGTAAGAACAATAACAGATTACAGTGATAATGTTGTTAATCCCGGCATTACTTTGCCTAGTGCTACACCTAATGTTCCAGCTAGTGGTACTAATTATTCAATAGATCGTCAAGGTGCTGTTATAAGAATTAAAGGTACATCTGACTTTAGTATACGAACAGAAGATGGATTAGCTAACGAAGGTTTGGGAGTAGCTTATAAAGAAGTAGCTAGTATAACAGACTTACCTAAGAGATGCTTTGATAGATTTAAAATTAAGGTACGAGGTGATGCTGATATAAACCAAGACGACTACTATGTAATGTTCCAAACAAAAGATAGAGAAGATTACGGTGAAGGTAGTTGGGTAGAAATAGTCGGATGGCGTGCTGGTATTGAGTCCGCAAAAGAACTAGAAGGTATAAAGACACGAATAAAGTCAGAGACTATGCCTATCGTTCTAGTAGCTGATTCATACAATGCGGAAGGATATGTCGAAAGATTTACTCTACAATCTCCTAATGAATACGCTAATGTTGTTAAGAATGGTGGTACTTTTTATAATTTAATAGAAGATCATATATCATCAGTATCTACAGAACCCGGTACAGGAGCAGATTGGGAAGACTATTGGGTTGTGACTACTGCTGTTACTTCCGCTAATAACTGGGTAACAGATAAGAATTATCAAATCATTGGATCAGGCTACGCTACTAGACAAGCAGGTGACGACTTCACTAATCCCTTCCCATCTTTTGTAGGTAGTACAATCAATGATGTATTCTTTTTTAAGAACCGTTTAGGATTTCTCACAGATACTGCTGTTGTGTTCAGTGAAGCAGATGAATACTTTAATTTCTTCCGTACTACCACACAACAACTGTTAGACAGTGCACCTATAGATGTAGGACTTAGCCATACAAAGGTAGCAGTTCTTCAACACGCTCTACCATTCCAAGAGAAGCTGATGTTATTCAGTAATAACTCGCAGTTTGTATTACGTGGAGCAGACATATTAAGTCCTA